CCTACAGGACTCGAACCTGTGACACACAGCTTAGAAGGCTGTTGTTCTATCCATCTGAACTAAGGACCCAGATGCTAGTTCCTATCGCCTCTACTCCTGAACTAGCAAGGGGAGCACAGCAGTTGAGAGGGGGCACATGTTTGTCTGTGCCTCTTACCTGTTTGCCTCTCAACCCTTATAATATAACCCATCTTGGGTGGTCTGTCAATGCCTTATGCCAGAATTCCAACTGTCACAAGGGTCAAGTTGAAGTGTTGTCTTGCCACTCTCTGTAGCAATGTCATACATCAACTGATGAATGTTCTCAGGTTCATCTTGAGACTGTTTGATTTCTGTCTCATTAATCATGTAGTCTTGCATTTTGTCAGTCAATACTGGTTCATTAAACCACTTATCAGTGGGAGCAATCACAGGTGCTGGTACACCAGTATAATTCATCTCCTCACACTCTACAATGTTCTCATCAATGGCACATTCAATTTCTTGTGGAGTGGGTTTAATCAACTGCTTAATGCTTTTCAAAATGTCCATTGCCAGTTTCATGAATTACATTGTATATAGATTTACATATTGGTTGGAGTAGTAAGTTCTATTACCATGAATGCCCCAACCCAACCAATAGTATGCTGCATTCATGTAACTGTCAATAGAGAGACCAGGTGTCTTGAATGTCTCTGATGCTCTAATCCATTGAGGTTCAGTAGTCATATACCTGAGTTGACAAACCATTTCCTCTGCTTCACAAAGATACCTGCTGGCAAAGAGCCCAAGACCAATGTATCTATTATTTGTGGTCCATTGAATGATACCATAACCACCACTATTGCATTGGTTATAAGGAACTCTAGCACCACCCTCACAGATGTTAGGGGTAAAGTTACTTTCCTGTTTGATATTACCCATCACAGTAGCAAGAGCATACTTATCCTTGATGCCTCTGTCCTGAAGAAAGTCTAGGGCAATCTTCTCATTAGGAGAACAGGAGGGACACTTGTATCTCTTTTCCTCTGCTACTTCTACAATTGCTTCTTCAACTACAGGTGATGTTTCACGTGAAGGGACTGTAGCAGTGCTCTCTGGAGAACATGCTGCAAGGAGACCAACAGTTGTCAATAAGGTGCTTAGGATTCGTCTGGACATAAGAATAAATTCGTACTTCAACTTCAAACTCCCAACTACTATAGCATAGCATTGTGAGATTGTCAAGTCTCAAAATAATCTTTCCTAAAATACCTTGAAAGAATATTTGAGTTGTAATATTTAGGGATGCCATCCATTGATTCTGTCAAGACATTGTTCAAGAACAGTTGCCTTGTCTCCTCAAAGTTTACCTTACCCTTGGTACTATGAAGGGAAAGGATTTCTCTTTTGAAGAATTCCTTTCCCAGTTTATCCACATCCTCTTTTAATTCAGGACATGAACCATAATATTTTTTCCAATCAGACTCTTGCTTTACTTTGCGTTTCTTTCCTTTGGGTGTTCTAAACGACCAAAAATACTTTCTCCCAATGTATTGTCGTTGGTTTGTGAGATTGGTAATGAGATAAACAAAACCAAAGTTGTTCCCAATAAGGCTCCCATCAAAAGGGTGCTCCATAAAGAACCAGGGGTTGGGGTAGTCACACACTCAGAATGATGCTGCTCATAGTATGTATCATCTACCCCAAACATCCAATCATCATCTGTGTCCCATTTTGTTCTGGGATCAGAGTTTGAAACCTGAGAAGGTGTCTTTTTGGACATCCTGTTTAATTCCTCCTACTACATAACTCTCAACCTCTGTCTCCTGTGGAGCAACTTGGAGTCCCTTAGAAGAGATCCAGTGCTGTGTCCAGGGCAGGGGATTAGCAGATGCAGCAACATCATAGACTGGTTTAAGACCAATGCCTTTCAGTCTGCGGTTTGCAATCCACTCAACATATTGCTTGAGGAGAGTATCATTGAGACCAATCATAGAACCATCTTTGAACAAATGGTCTGCCCATTTCTTCTCTTCATTGACTGCTCTATCAAACATAGCATAAGTCCACTCTTCCTCTTCCTTCATGATCTGTGCCATTTCAGGATCATCACCTCTCTTCCACTTGTTCAAAATGTTTTGGGTGATGGCAAGGTGCTGGTTCTCATCTCTAGCAATTAGTGAGATGATTTTTGCAGATCCTTCCATAAGTTTAAGTTCGCCAAAAGCAAAACTGCAAGCAAAAGATACGTAAAAGCGTATGCCTTCAAGTATGTTGACATTAGCAACAGCCCTGTAAAGTTTTCTCTTGACATCTTTAATGGTATAAACACTTGATGGTGAGTCTCTAAACTCTTCTGACCACATTGAACCAGTGCCCCATCCCTGAGCTTCATTGATGAAGTCATCATAGGATTCAGTGACACTCTTTGCTCTCTCCATGATCCTCTCATCTGTGATGATGTAATCAAAGATGTCACTAGGATCTGGATAGATATTCTTAATGATATAAGTGTATGAGCGACTATGGATCATCTCCATAAATCCCCACACTTCCATACATGCTTCTAGTTCAGGCAGTGAGCAGTATGGAATGAATGCCATACCAGGACCACGACCCTGAATAGAATCAAGCATGATCTGATACTTCAGGTTGGAAGTATAGATGTGCTTTTGTTCTGGACGCAGATGATGATAGTCTGCTCTGTCTTTTTGAAGTGAGACCTCCTCTGGTCTCCAGAAATATCCTAACTGTTGAGTTGTAAGTCTTTCAAAGATAGGATACTTGTATGAGTCATATCTTTGAACTCCCAGAGGTTTACCAAAAAACATTGGTTGCTTTTTGGCATCATGCACCTCTGAGTTGAAGACAGTCATGCCTTTCACTTCATTCATAATATTCTTACCATTTACAGGCGAAACTTTAAACTGCACAGGATTCACACTCTCCCTCCTCGGCTTGTGATAACTCATCTAATAGACTTGACAATTTGTCTGACTCTTCATCTACCACCTCATCTGTCTTGATGTCATAAGTGTTCTGGTAGTAAGAAGTCTTCCAACCATACTTATATGTAGTCAAAAGATCATTTGCCATCTGAGATACAGGCACCTCATTGTTAGGATAGTTCTCTGGATTATAACTCCAGTTACCAGATATGGCTTGATCAAAGAACTTTTGCATCACTGACACCACATTTATGTAACCTGTATTGTCAGGCATCTCCCATAGAAGTGTGTAGTTATTTTTCAGAGTAGTGAAGGAGGGAACAACCTGCTTAAGAGGACCCTTCTTTGATTTTTTAATGGACAAGAAGTCTCTAGGTGGTTCAATTCCATTTGTTGCGTTTGACACAACGGAACTGCTCTCTGAAGGCATCTGTGCGGACAGTGTTGAGTGCCTAAGACCGTAGGTGTTGATAAGTGCTCTAAGACTCTCCCAATCATGTGCTAGCTCCTGGTTAGAAATTTCATCAACATCTTTCTTGTATGTATCAATTGGTAAGATACCATCAGCATACTTTGTTCTACCAAAGTATTCACAGTGTCCTTTCTCCTGTGCCAGTCTGTTGGAAGACTTCAACAGGTAATACTGGAAGGACTCAGAGAGACCATGGACTGCATCCCATGCCTCCTGTGAACCATAATTATAACCTAGTTTGGCAAGGTAGTGTGCCAGACCAATGAAGCCCACTCCAAGAGACCTACGTGCCTTTGTAGCAATCTCTGCTGCCCTCACAGGGTACTCCTGGTAGTCAATGAGTTCTTCCAGACCCCTCACTGCCAGGTCACACAAGTCCTCCAGTTCCTCATCAGATTTAATCTTGCCTACATTGACAGCAGACAGGATGCACAGAGCAATCTCACCTGGCATTTCCTCATCAATATGATTGAGAGGGTCAGTAGGCAGAGTGATTTCCTGACACAAGTTACTCATATTCACTTTGTCCTTAAAGGAAGAGTGAGCATTACAGTGGTCAATGTTCATGATGTAGATACGACCAGTCTCTGCTCTCTCTTTCAGTAGATCAAGAATGAGTTCTTGAGCTCCAATACTTTTTCTTGGTACAGATTGATTTGCTTCATAACGTGTATAAAGCTCATCGAACTTATCAGTGCCAAAAGCATCATAGAGCCCAGGCACATCATGAGGACTGAATAGGGAAATCTCTTTATTCTGGATAAATCTTTCATAGAAGAGTTTGGAGAGTTGGATTGAGTAGTCAAGTTTCCTTACCCTGTTATCTTCTGTGCCTTTGTTGTTCTTGAGAACAAGAATATCTTCTATCTCTTGGTGCCAGATGGGGAAGTGGACTGTTGCTGATCCACCTCTAATCCCATTTTGCGTGCAGCATCGTACAGTTGATTCAAACTTTTTAAGGAAAGGAACAACACCAGTGTGCTGAACTTCTCCCCCTCTGATTTTAGAGTTGATGCCACGGATTCTGCCTGCGTTGATACCAATACCTGCCCTCTGTGCAACATAACGACCAATGGCCATATCACTAGTAAAAATGCTATCCAATGTGTCGTCAACATCAACCAGAACGCAGGACGCAAACTGACGGAGGGGGGTACGAACCCCTGCCATGATTGGTGTTGGGATGTTGAGTTTGTGTCTGGAGATCGCATCATAGTACCTCTTGACATAGGACATTCTAGTGTCCTTTGGATAGTGCCTGAACATAGTCAACGCAATCATGATATACATGAACTGTGGAGTCTCGTAGACTTGTCCAGTGCTTCTATCCTGTACTAGGTATTTATCCACAACCTGTCTCAAACCAGCATATGTGAAGAGATAATCACGATTGTGATCAACATATGTCTCTGCCTTTAGGATTTCCTCAAGAGAATACTGACTGAAGATATCCTTGTCATAGATGTTGTCATAGGCAAGTTTGGTGATATGGTCTGTCAGGTTAGGCAGTTCATGCATCTTACCAAACAACTGTTTTCTAAGGGAAAACAGCAGCAGTCTGGCAGCAACAAACTGGTAGTTAGGATGATCCAGATCAATCAGGTCAGAAGCACTCTTGATTAAGATCTCTTGGATTTCTTCAGTTGTAATACCATCATAAAATTGAATGCCAGAGGTCATCTCAACTTGACTAGCAGAGACCCCTGCAAGACCCTTACATGCCTCATCAACCATCAAGTGCATCTTGTCTAGGTCAAGTGCTTCAATTCTTCCATCTCTCTTCTTGACTTTAGTTCCGTTGGTCATATCTTTTTCCAGGTGGTGAGTTTTAGTTTTGCTTCTAAACCAGAATATGTATTTGATTCTATAATACTTTGGACATCGTGTCCAGCAAGCACCATGTCATTTATGTCTTTCTCTTGAATATAAGATGGCCAGAGGACTACCTTTTGACCAGTATCGATTGTTTTTGAAATTCTTGATACAATTTCTCTGTTTCTTGGTTCGTTGTCATAGATCCAAACAGGATTGCTAACACCCCAAATGCTGATATCAGCATCAGCTCCGCACATAGCAATCGCATTGCGTATGAGCGTGGAATCAAAGGGTCCTTCTGTAATGTAGCAACTTTCACTTGGGGCAATTTTGTCAAGTCCATAGATCTTTGGCGCATCTTCATCAAGCATTATGGTTAAGTATTTAACAGAGTCAGGAGTCAGTGCTCTGCCTTGGAATCCAATAAGATTTTTCTTATAGAGTAGTGGGATGATGATTCTAGGCTCTTTACGTAAGAACGTGTGATCCACACCTTTGAATGTTCTGACAAACGCACTAAAGTCTTCTGCATAATAAAACTTGGTGGGATCAAGTTTACGATTTTGTAGATAGGTTCTAGCACTTTCCACCTCACTGCATAGAGGAAGAAGGATCTTCTGTGCAAACTTAGGTTTCTCAAAAATGATATTAGGTTCATCAGTTACAAAATTCCTACCAGTCTTCCCATCTTTAAACTTTTCAAAGATATACTGCTTGTGTGTCTCTGGGTCTAGATCCTTCAAGAAACTATTGAAGGACACACTGATACCACAGTTGTGACACTTAAAGTTAGTATTGTTCTTTACCTGATACAGATACCCTCTTGCTTTCGTCTTATTCTTCTGTGAGTCTCCACAGATAGGACATCTGAAATTGTAAAGTGTTGGTTTTACTTTCTTAAATTTAGATAGTCTAGAAGAAATCAGATTGATGTATTTAACATCAATATAATCCATGCCACTGCTCAGATACTCCTACTTATTGTAGTGGGAGGAGTTGGACCTGTCAAGACCTGTGGGAATGCTGTTATGACTCGCAGACCTATGCTGAGCACAGCAAGACCACCCACTGCCATCCACACTCTTCTTTCTAATCCACGTATTCTTTGCAGTACGAGCTCATGATCCCTGTCCATTTTATCACGGAGTTGGTCAATTTTAGCAAACAGTACTGTGTCAATTTCTTCTTGTTTGGATATGCGTTCTTCATGAACAGCAAGCATTCTGCTAACTGTAGTATTTACCTCAGATAATTTCTCTATGGCAAGATCAATCTTCTGAATTATAGGTTTAAGATCATCAACCTTCTGCTCTAGTATGGCAATCTTAACTTGATCTTCCATTTCTTTTAAAGTAAGGATTGAATTCCATTGCCTTCTTTAATTGTTTCTTTTCCTTTCTCTTCTGATTCCTATCCATCAAGTCTTTGATGGCTTTCTTAACAAACTTATTACGTCCATCTAATTTAAGGGTGGGATCATAACCAGCAGTAGGACCAGCAGCAGGGGAGGAGCTACTAAATCCACCAGATCCCCCAGGAGGATTTGCCACCATGCCCTCCTCAGAGACACTGAACTCGCTATACATTGCTGTACGAAATGCATCAATGAATCTGTCAATTTTATTTTTCTCCATTTGAAATCCTCTGAAGAGCCTCTAAACAAATGTTGTCAACCTCTATATCATGTATGTAAGTATGAGGGTATTCTGGCAGTTTGTCAAGAAAGATGACAAAGGTCTTGATACAGGACCATAGTGACTTATCAATTTTGTAAAACAACATGGGCGTTGTTGCTTCACCAAAGATGTTATAAAGAATGATAAAGTGATTTATAAGCAGATGAACCTTTAGTTCACCTGTTGACTTATACCTTTTGAGTAGTCTCTTTACATACCTAAAGCGACTAAGGTCTTTATCAAAATCCTCACGTGTTACTGCTTGTGGATTTTCATAATGTTTAATGGCAAAGAGGAGAAAATTCTCCTCATTCAATTCAGAGAATAACATCTAATTATGCTTCGTCAGTGGGATATGCGAAGTCAACAGGTGCTGTTGTGATGCCTGACATAGCAACCAGAGTTTCTTTCTTAACTCTCAGGTTACCTTCTCCATCAACATAGGTTGTAACACCAACCCATCCTTCTGACATACCATAGTATGCAGGGTTGGAACCAAGCAAACCACCAGCCTGATTAACACCATAGACCAGTGAATCAGCAGTGCCATATCCTGCTTCACTGTACTTGGAGTCAAGAACAGAAGACTTAGGAAGTTGTGATGCTGAGAATGAAGTAGATGCAATAGCAGCACCACTCAGACCCATGGTAGATGCAATAGTTACAGAGGTTGAACTAGCAATTGACGCAATAACTGCATCCCCAAAATATGTTCCACCCTGTCCTCTAATTCCAAATCTAATTACATCACCTTCAGCAGCACCCTCACCATCGATGCCAAAAGAAGTTCCAGCACCAGTCACCACTCTGGTCGCATAGTTAAGAGATACTGTTCCTACAGAACTAATGTTGTCGTTGTTTCCCCAAAGTGCCATCTTTTATGCCCTAGTAAAATTTCTTTGATATCAAATATTTATAAAAAAGAGAGACCCTTGTTTTGGGTCTCTCCATGAAGAATCACTCTTCTTCTCTTGCTTTAATTGCTTTGGTTACAACCTCAAGAAGTTGGTCATCCATATCAGTTTTAGTCAACTTAACTGCCTTAGCAAGAATAGTAAGACAGATCTCAACCATTTTCTCACCCAGTTCTTCATTCTCTGGAATTTTGTTAACAGCATCTGAGATAATTTTAGACGCCAGTGGAAGTAGGAATGAAAGCATGTGCTCAGTGCAACTGCACTATATAGCCACTACTTCTTTTTCTTAACATCCATGATTGCATTCTTGCCATGCTTGGCACGAATTTGTGACTTGACTACATCAAGTGCAGACATGCCTGATGGTTTCTTTTTACCAGTAAGGTTAGGTGCAGCAGGTGGTCTTCTGTAATCTACATTACCATCAACACCACCTCTTTCCATTCTTCTGTCTCTTAATCTATCTTCTGCACTTTCTTTTAATCTAGCATCTCTCTTTGCTTTTGCTTTTGCAAGAAGTCTTTCCTTAGCAGCAGCTCTTTCATCCTTAGGGATACCAGTTACAGCACCAAGTTTCTCAGCAGGTTTACCTGGTTCATGAGATTCTTTTTTGATAGTAGGTGCATAACCTAAACCATCATACTTCTTGACATTAGTCTTCTTCATCTTCTTATGAGGTGCATCCTTGTCCTTAATGGAAGGTGCATCCTTCATACCACAGTCACAATCCTTGCCTTCTGTCATATCATCAGCATCAAGTTTGGCAGCTATTGCCATCTGTTGCTTTTTCTTTTTGGATTTGCCTTCAAACTGTGGAGCATCAGACTTACGGAAGTCCTTGATTACCTCACCCATGCTTGCTTTTTTAAGGTCAAGTCCTTCACTATGTCCCATAGGAAGTTTGCCTGCCTTCTGCATCTGCAATCTTTGTCTATCAAGAATCTGACGCTTCCTCATCATCTGCTTAGAGTGACGCAGTTGCTTATCCCTTAAGGCATCAGCGTCTTCTTTTTTTTTATCGTCCCCAGGCATCTCTTCTTCAGTAATCTCAAGCAACTTACCACCAATCTCAGCAAATGCTTCTGATTGAACAGGATTAATCTTGACTATATTAGAGACTTTCTTATCTTTTACCTCTCTTACCTTCTCTTTATCCTCAATCTGGACCACCTCACGCAAGTCATTACGCCAATCTGACTTACCCTTTTCCTCCATCATACCCAGTTTTTTTCTTACAGCAGTCCTTTCTGTGCCAGAAAGACTATTCTTTCCAACATAATCGTTGAATGCTTTTGGAAGAGGAACACCATCTCTTCTTGCCTGATACCTGATTGCCTTAGTATGCTGAGATACTTTTGCTGCAACCTCAGGTGGCATTGCTTGTTGGTCTGGCATCACTAATAACTATTTTTTCCTGTACTTATTTATGAAATCCTTACCAGATACACCTTTATAAGGTTTACCACCATCCTGAAGGTTAGTTTTCTGTCCCTTATCAAACCCAGGAGTCATGTCAGAAGCATACTTGAAGTAACCACCAGTGCCTGTAAGGGTATTTGGTTTGCCTTTTACCCTCTCTTTGTTGTCATTTTTGACTTCTGTGTACTCTTTTACATCCCTCAACCAGGACTTGAACATCACATTGTCCTCTGTAACACAGATAAGATAACTGGTTCCTCTTCTGATTACCTTCCCAACCAGACCAGTGTTCAGGTTCTCAACTAACTGGTCCAACTTGAATAGAGCACCTGAAACATAGTTCTCTCTCAGGTTTTTCCAGTCAAATTTAGGTGCAATCTCCCACAAACTCCATCCTTCTTTGATTTTCATCTTCTTACGAAGAGTATTCATCATCAATTTTGCTGCTTTATCATCAAGAGTATCAGGTACACCAGTCCTAAATGTCTTAAAATCATTGTCTGCTGCTGCTTTTCTCATCTTAGAGGCAGACATTCCCTCTACACCTTCAGCGTCTTCATCTCTTTTTCCAGCAGATACAGTCTCCACACCAGAAAAATCATAGAGTTTACCATTGTAATCTCCTGACAGTTTCTCAAATTCTTTGACCCTATCACCACCAACCACAATTTTAACACTTGAATATCCATCTTGATGTGCCTGCTTCAAAACGTCAAAAATAGTCTTTGAGTTTGAATCATTTACAATATTCTCTGCATGATCAGGGAACATTTGCTTCATGATGTCAACCTTTTCATCAGCATCATAAGGATTTTTCTTCTCATCCTGTGTCCTGGATGGATATATTCTTAATGCACCCTTACCTGCTGCTTTCTTTGCCTGGTCTAATAGTTTTTTGTGTCCTACTGTAGGTGGATTGAACCTACCAAATGTGACTGTCAGAGGTCCAAGATCATCTTTAGGAGTACCATCTGCTCTTGTAGGTTGCGGCATCCTTCTTGGTGTTCCATCCCCAAACGCTCCAAATTCTCCAGCACTTTGCGCTTCTCCTCCTGCTGATGATTGTCCACTATCAGTCTCCTGTGCCTTTGGTTTGGATTGAGATGGTTGCTCTTGGGGTTTTTGTGCCTTTTGTTTGGGTTCATCCTTCTTAGATGCCTCCCTTTTCTTCACATACTCCAGTCTTCCATTGACAGTTCTGGCAAATAGTTGTCCTTTTTTGAACCAATTGCCGTGTCCATCTCCTTCTAGTCCCATATTTGCTGCTGTTTCAGCAGCATTTGAGGACCTTGCTTCAGTAAAGAATGAAAGAAAACTCTTCATTACTATATTTTAATAACTATTACCCATAGGATTATTTAGTTGTTGGCAAGACTGAATACATCAGTATCAGTCACTGCTGCTACACCAGTCTCATCTGTAAACTTCTTGATGTCATTCTTAGAAGGGTTCTCAAACCTCTTTCTTGCCATGTCATGATACTCTTCTGACAAATCAAACCCAATGTAATCATGACCAAGCATGGTTGCAACCAAACCAGTGGTGCCAGAACCACTGTAGGGGTCAAGAACAACACCAGGTTCTTGCATAACTGCCTGAATACAGCGTGCAGGAAGTTGAATAGGGTATGGTGCAGGGTGAGGATTCTTCATCTCAGGACCAAACTTCCACACACTAGACCAGTTTGCAGAACGCCTAGGCAGTCTGGGATGCTTGGTTCCTTTGCATAACCAGAAGATTCTCTCATCAGTCTGAATAAATCTGTAACCTGAAATCTCAGGACCACTGCCCCTGTTCCAGATAATTTCTTCTCTGATATTCCACTTAGTCTTTGTCAACCATGCCCAAGGTGAGATAGCACCACCTTTGTGATACCTGACCTTGTGGTTGTAGAAGAGAGAACCACCCTCTACAGTCTTATCAAACAAAATATCAAGCAATTCAATCTGCTGCTCTTGATACTCCTCCTCAGGAAGAGTGTCATCAAAGGCAGCATATTCAATCTTGCGGAACAAACCCCCACCTACACCACATTTGTTGTAGGGAGGGGAGGTTACAGTGCAGTTGATTGAGTTATCTTCCAGACCCTTGGCAAGTTCAATGCAGTTGCCAGTCCTCAGATCAATCATAGTCATCTCTTGTATGGGTTAATCATAGCAGGTCTCTGCCCTGCTGTCAAATCTGTGTGCCAGTTCCTTTACTGGACCTTGATGAAGGGACCAGCCATATCTGCTTGAGAAATATTCATTTTAGAGGAGAGGAAGTATGCATGAGTGATTAATTCTGCCATCTTACCTGCCTTCTTAGCATCAATAAACATCCTAATGTATCTGAGATGTCTAAGTTTTGCTCTGATTTTCTGGTCCAGATTTTTATTTCCTGGTTTTCCTTTATCCATCAGTGCCATTGCTTGGATAAATTTTTCAGGTGTCAGTTTCTTACCATCAATAGTAAAGTTACCTAGGTCAATTGGTAGACCACCAGAGTTCTGAACAATCTTCTTGACATAAGATTGCCAATAGGAAATTTCATTATCATTAAGCACCCTGTTCATAGGTATATTGTGATTAATATCCTCACCTGTATAGGTTTTAACAAGGTCTGCCATCTTTGGTCCAGGTATAGAACCATTTCTAGCAGTTGCTGTAGTGTACTTACCCTTGTTATTCAGTACAAGGTCTCTAGGTTCAGTGGCATCTGCTGTCTTACTAGAACCTTTACTCTCCCATGAATACTTCTTGGCATAAGTTCCTGCTTCAAATCTAGCAGCAAACCTAAGAGAGTTACCAGCAAAATCAGTGTCACCACGTCTTGTAGCAATATCAAACACTGTCTTCATTGGTGTCTCAATACTACCATCCTGAACATCCAATCCATCAGGACCCATGGTCAGATTGGTCTCAGTAATTTTCACATCAGCACCTCTTGTCTTCTGCTTCAATGATATAGGAAGCAGAATTTTATCCTTCAATGCTTTAGACATTAAAGTATTGATAGTACCAACATATACCTCAGGGTCCATCCCTTCAGTGAGTTCACTTTTAAGTTCTTCAATGTATCTTTTAAGAGAAGTCTCTTGAGACCTCTTTACCATGTAGACATCAGCAGTATTCCAGGAGTCTTTCTTTCCTGTGAATATATCTTTCTGTGCCTTGGTAAACCCATCCCACACATCATTAATGATTGTAGATGAATCATTAGCAGGGATAGTTTTTGTTCTGCCATCATAGTGAGCATACAAATATGACCCATCCTTTGTGCCAGGTCTATGCCCAAGATAATCCATAAGGGCATCTGCTCCTGCAAGAATACCCTCTCTCCACTCTCTTGACATGCCAGGATATTCCTTATCCATGGCATCAGTCATCTCAGGACTAGCACCTGGTTCAGTTGATTGACCATTGTTGATAGCTTGATAATAACAGGCAATACTAGCAGCTTCAAACTTAGCTGTATCTGCCATTCACTCAGTCCTCCCAGGAATTTACAATTGCTTCAAATGCATCAAGTTCTTTTTGTGAGAATGCAACACCCTCATTCTTAGGTGCAGGGGGAAGGGGTCTACCATCAGGAAGAGTCTTCTTACCCATCTTTCTTTCATGGGCAAAGACATCAACCTTTTTCTTAGGTTTGCCACCACCACGAATCATAGCAGCACCTGTGCCATATCCTTCTTTGACACTAGAGGTGTCCTTACCATCTGCCTTGCCACCTTTCTTCTGTTGGATCTTATTGTGGATGACTCCACGATACTCCTTAGCACCACTTTCTACTTTTCCATCACCATCATAATCCTTACCTGCTTTTTCAAGAAGTTCATCTTCTTTTACACAGTTAGGAACTTGGCGACCATTCTTCATTTTGGTGCCTTTTGCCTTGTAACCATCCCAGCAAGTAGAAGCACCTACATTAGCACGTGCTGCTTTCATGTTACCTTTCTTCTCTTCAATCTGCTCAACCTCTTCTTTCTTGAGGTTTGCTTTTTGATACTTAAGATACTCTCTATCCTTTTGTCCCATACGTGCCTGACCCTGTGGTTTCTTTGAACCACCAGCAGGGTTAGGTCCTGTGTTCTTTGCTCTGTAAGAATAGTTTGCACCACTACTCTTAGAGTCACCAGAGATCATCTTACCAGCCATGGAGCGACCATCCTGATACTCTTTCTCAGACTGACCATGCTTACCCTTATAGAGTTCAAGCAGAGCAAGTAGTTTTGCCTTAACAGATGCTACATCCTCAGCAACCTGTCTTCCATGAACTCTAGCAACTCTCTTCTCTTGGTTGAATCTAGCAGTCCAAGTCTCTTGGAGTTTCTTGTTATGTCTGTATTGTGCAAAGTGCTCAAGAGCAACAGATGCTGCCTTTGAACCTACCTCAGCAAATGCTTTATTAAATCCTTCAAGCAATCTTTCAGTCTTGTGTGCTCTACCTGCAATCTCTGTTTTTTCTGAGAGCATTGAGGTAATAACTTCATGTGCTTCCTGCACAGTCAGTGTTTCAAAAGCAACTTCAAGAACTTGCTCAGCAATTTCTACCAGGTCTGTTGAGGTAAGATGGGAAACATCCATCTCACTAATCAAATCCCTATTTGAACTGAGTTCTTCTCTTGCTTCAGTATTATGGACAGCAGCATAGGCTTCCATAAAGTTTTGCATTGATGAAGACATCTTAATTACACACATTACTTTTTTATATTTATATCACGCAAAACTTCTCTTTCACTTTGATATATTGAAGAGGGGTTAAGATAAATCTCAATCCCCTCCTGAATACCAGGTATCAACCAATCCTGAACTGGAAGACAATACTGCCAGTTCACAGGTTGAATACAATTCATAACCACCACTGTCCAAAAGGCAGATAGGTGATTAGTAATAGTGAGCATTACAATTTACCACTAACAACCCCATTGCCTACCACCCTGACACTACCCTCAGGCCATCCTTCCTGCTCACATTTTAGATGCCATCTAGTCATCATAATGACATTCTCTCTGACTGCACCAGTAAGCATTTGACGACCCTTGGTTGTCATGGTGGAGTACAATCCAAAACGTGTTTCCCAAACATAAAAACACTCATCAATAAGCACTGAACCATCAGGTACAATCACTTCATCAGTTGCTGTCTGAATCATCACTCTCCTCTTTTTTGTTAAATCCAAATGGTCCTTCTTTTTCCTCTAGTGCAAGTTTAAGAGCAACACCACCAACTGCTTCCATAACTTTCAGGATGTCCTCTGCCTTTGCATCTTCACCAAGTTCCTTGGCAATATACCAATACTTAGGCCAGAATGTTTCACCTGCCTTTTGATAATCTTCTAGTGTCAAAATTTTCATTAGAATCCTCCTCCTTTGGTTTTTTTCTTTCTAAGATGGTTTTTCATATTTGCCTTTGAATCTTGTGCAAGAATCTTCTTCATCTCTTCTTCATCATATGAATCACAGAGTTGAAGCATACGATCTAGAGCATATTGAAACTGAGAACCCTTACTCATTCTACTGAGTAGATAATGTGCTACATCATATCTAAGTTCCTCAAGTTCATTTAGTTTTTGGGTGGGTCTATCAGTATTACTGTCAGTGCCATCACCAGCATTGCTGTTGACATTGCTACTACGAATACCACCATTGTTCTTCACAAATCTCCTTCTGCACGATTCTCAGACTTGCTTACATCAAACTCACCACCAGGGTAGCGTGCTTTCAGTTTCTCTACATTCATCTCAATGATTTCATCAAAGGATGTATCAAGTGCCATACATGCCTGAGCAATATACCAACAGATGTCACCCAGTTCACGCTTCATGTGGAAGATATTATCTTCAGTATAGGGTTTACCCTGAAAAAGAATCTTCTTCACAACCTCAGTGAACTCTCCTGCTTCTGCAGTCAATCCAAGTGCAGCAGTCAGGAGTTGAGGGACATTTGTTTCCTGAACTTCAAGTTCAGCAATACGCCTCATCATATAGTCAAGGTAGAGACTTTCATCACTAGTCACACCTTCAACAAATTCAAGGTACTTGTCTGTATCTACTGTCATAATTCTAGTTTTTTTGCTTCAGATTGGGGGAGATTGTTTTGAACAGGGATATCCTGCCCTTCAAGTTTGAGTGTGGGTAATGCTAATGGATCCTCAACTGTCTCTGCAGTAACATTAACAGTCTGTGGGGGTGGGTCAAGATAAATCTTTTCCCACTTAGCATGTGGATAATACTCCAGTGTATCCTCTAAATCTCTGAGTGTACCACAGCATCTAGTAGGTGCCTTTGGATCACCAGTGTATAACATATAGTAATGGGGCAACTCCTTTGCTGCAAGTTGAGATTGCAGTTGCCTAACAGTAATCTCAGAATTTGAATCCATCAAAAGACTTCTTTGGTTTTTCCTCATAACTATACTCCTCTTCCTGTTTGTTGTCAAGCAAGTCATCCTGTGCTACCTGCTCACAGTCAAACAATCTCATCTTTGCTCTGTCAATACCAATCACAAATCTCTTGAATACATTGGCATCATTGTATCTGTTCTTCAACTGCTTCACCAGAATCTGTCCCAGCGATTCAAGCTCCTCAGTAGAGATAAGGGCAAACATAAGATCAGCAGTAGCAGGCAAGCCAAAGGACTCACTAGTATCAGTAAGCTCAACATCAGAGCTACCATAACCAGAACGAGTGGTCTGCGTGGCAGATACGATAGGGACGTTTGCTTCACAAGCCAACCCTCTAAGTTCCTCTGCAATAGACTTAATAATTGTATATGAATTGACATTGCCACCTCCCCTATACCTGCTGGAAGCACATATATTAAGGTAATCAATGAAAATAATATCAGGTCTAAATGACTTCTTAAGTGCAAGCTCATTAAGAAGTGACTTGAAGTGTCCACTGTGCGCACTCGCTGTTGGGTACTCCTTAATAATTAGTGTACCTTGTGTCTTTTTACTGAGATTGTTTACCTTTGTATCAAAGACTTGTTTTGGAAGTTCAACAATGTCCTGAATATTAACATTCAAAAGGTTAGCATCTATCCTCTCAGCAATCTTTTCTTCTGCCATTTCCAGAGTGATGTACAAGACATTCTTACCTTCAAGTAAACAAGAAGAGGCAAAATGGCACATGAAGAGAGACTTACCCACACCAGTGCCTGCAAGAGCAATATTGAGAGTTTTGTTAGGAAGACCACCTTTTGTAATCTTGTTGAAGTATTCCAAATCAAATGGAACTTTGTCTTCTTTTGTATGATAGGACTCATACCTTGCCTCGTAGTCTAGGAGATAGTCATGACCAACATGATTATCAAAACTAACAGCTAATGCATCAGACAAAATAGATGGGATAGCATCAGGAGTTTTCTCCTTACTACCACCATCAGCAATTTGGATTGATTCAATTAATGCTAGGTATATAGATCTTTCTTTACACCACTTTTCTGTGGTATCAAGCAACCATTCATACTCTGCTGGAAACTCATCCAGAGCACCAATGAGATTAGCACACTCTTTGAAGCTGCTCTCATTGATGTCATTTCTTTTCTGCAACTCAATACTCAAGACCTCTTTGGTGGGTCTCTCATTGTATTGATTTACAAAGTCAACAATCTCCTCAAAGACTATCTTTTGATTATAGTCTTCAAAGAATTCAGGTTTGATGAATGGGATTGCTTTTCTTAAATACTCTTCATTATGTAATAGGTTCCTGAGAACAAGAAACTCAACTTTCTCCATAACTAAATTCTTTCCTTGCAATTGTGTCCAGTTTCTCCATCACCTCAGGGGTGAAATATGTTTCAGGGTCTTTAAGGATTGCCTTGGCATAAACCTTCTTACCATTCATCTCATAGCGTCCTGCTACATTCTTCCAGAGACCACCTAACTCCCCCAGTTCCAGGAGACCATAATACCTATCAAGACCCCTGTCATCATAATAAAGGCGTATTGTAACATCTTTATTCTCCTTGCTCAGACGCGACTTAGCAGTCTTAGCTTTGATAAGATTGCCAACGATTTCTGTGCCATCTTTTTCCTTTTTCTTGCTGAGATAGATGATTGTACTCGCTGCATACTTGAGTCCAGAACCTCCCCCCATTTCTTTTGTTGGTACATAAGCTCCAATGACATCGTATGTGTGATTTGTGACAATGAGCGGAACATTTGCTTGTCCTAG